CCTGAACGTGCGCGGCCTGGAGGCCGTCAACGTCGTGACGCCCATGCGCGATGTCGTGCGCTTCGAAAGCCTGCGCCCCACAACCCCCGAACCCACCACCCCATGACCCAAGCCCACCACATCCACCCGCTGGCCGACCCCATCGTCATCGGCATCGCCGGCCATGCTGGCGCCGGCAAAGACACCGCCGCGGCGTACCTGGTCGAGCGCTACGGCTTCGTGCAGGCCAGCTTTGCAGACCCCATCCGCAGCATGGCCCTGCTCATGCTCGAAGAAGCCGGCATCGACCACCGCTGGCTCACCGAGCGAGCCTCCAAAGAGGCGCGCATCCCCGGCCTGGGCATCAGCGCCCGCGCCCTGATGCAGACGCTGGGCACGGAGTGTGGCCGCAGCCTGCACCGGAACATCTGGGTGCGGCACATGGCCCTGCGCCTGGGCCTGCCGGGGCCTGACCTGTCTTTGCGCGGCACGCCTGCTGCGCTGGCCACGCCCGTGCATGACCGAATCGTGGTCAGCGACTGCCGCTTCCCGAACGAGGCCGAATGGATCCACCTGATCGGCGGCAAGGTCATCCGCCTGCACCGCCGCCAGGCCGGCGCCGTTCGCCCCCACGTCAGCGAAGCGCAGGTCATGGACCTGCACGCCGATGTGGACATCCACAACCACGGCGAGCACTTCGCCGGCCTGCACGGCCTGCTGGACGGCGCCATGGCGAGCTGGTGCATCGGCGAGCGTGAGCCGATGAGCCTGCGCGCGCCAGACCCGGCTGCCTACATATGACCCGCAAGCGCAGCAAATACCGCCCCCGCGGCGTCAACCCCACGGCCCACCTGGTGGCCATCCAGGGCGTGGCCTGGCTCAGCCGGGATGACCAGACCCTGTGGGCGCTGGCCATCGACGACGCAGTGCGCGCCGTGGCCCGGGGCCAGGCCAGCCAGGCGCAGTGGCGCGAAATCTTTGACGCGGTCAACCTGGTCGAGCAGCTCGTCATCATGCGCAAGGCGCATGACCCGGGGCGCATCGTGCAGGCCGCGCAAGACGCCTGCGAAGCCATCCTGGACCGTCAGCGCGCCACCGGTGTGCGTGCTGCGCGTGCCAGTGAACTGGCCGCTCTGCACGAGGTGCGCGCCGGCTGGGTGGAGCTGATGAGCGGCATCACCCAGGCCGAGCGCTTCGCGGCCGGTGAAGCCGTGGCGCACCGCGTGCGCCGGGCGCTGGCCGGTGGTGAGCCTAAGGCGCGGGTGGTGCATCCGCCGCAAGAGGTGACCGCGTGAAGCACACCCCCAGCCCCCACCGCGCCGCCGCCAGCACGCTGGCCCAGCGCCTGCGCATCGTGGCGCACCGCGGCCACCAGGTCACCGCCAAGGACTTGGCCACCCTGGTGCGCGCTGCGGCGCTGCTGGAGGAACAGGGCGCGGCGATCGATCGGCACCTGAGCGTGTACGGCCAGACGCTGGGGGAGCTGGTGGAGACGCGGCATCAGTTGGTGAGCATTCGGGAGATGCTGACTGAGGCGTTGGAGGGGGAGGCTGTATGAAAGAACGACCGATCCTCTTCAGCGCGCCGATGGTGCGCGCCCTGCTTGCCGGCACCAAGACGCAGACGCGGCGGGTGGTGAAGCCGCAGCCTCCTGAAATCCTGCCCGCCTACGCGCCCAAGGTCTACTGGCCCGCCCGCGACCGCCACATGACCCACGGCGACCCCGACGGCGCGGCTTATCTGCAGTTTGAACGCCCCGGCGACTACGACGGCGCGCATGTCATGCGCGGCGGCTTCGGGTTCCGCTGTCCCTACGGCCAGCCCGGTGATCGGCTTTGGGTGCGCGAGACGTGGATGGACCTGGCGGGCACCGGCGTCGAGCACCGCAGCCGCGACGGCAAGCTCCAGCGCTACGCCTATGGAGCCGATTTCAAGCCGGGGAGCTACGGCGACCAGTGCCGCAAGGACTACGGCCTGAAGTGGCGACCCTCGATTCACATGCCCCGCGCCGCCAGCCGCATCCTGCCGGAGGTTACTGGCGTGCGCGTGGAACGCCTGCAGGACATCAGCGAAGCCGACGCCCTGGCCGAAGGCGTCACCCCGAAGTGGGAACCCGGCTGCAGCGGGCGCCTGATGGAAGCGCTGGGCGGCTTCAGCTTCCGGCCTGCGGCCAGCGCCTATGCCGAACTCTGGGAACAGATCCACGGCCCCAACTCCTGGGACGCCAACCCCTGGGTCTGGGTCATCGAGTTGAAGCGGGTGACCCCCTGATGCTCACCCCCCAATTCACCCTCCCCCTGCACCACGAGCTCGTGGTGGACAACTTCGCCGGCGGCGGCGGGGCCTCGTCGGGCATCGAGCGGGCCATCGGCCGGCCAGTGGACATCGCCATCAACCACGACCCCGAGGCCGTGGCCATGCACCAGGCCAACCACCCGCAGACGCGCCACCTGTGCGAAAGCGTGTGGGACGTGAACCCGCGCGAAGTCTGCGACGGCCGGCCCGTGGGCCTGGCGTGGTTCAGCCCGGATTGCAAGCACTTCAGCAAGGCCAAGGGCGGCAAGCCCGTAGAGAAGAAGATCCGCGGGCTGGCGTGGGTGGCGGTGCGCTGGGCGGCCACCGTGCAGCCGCGCATCATCTGCCTGGAGAACGTGGAAGAGTTCACCACCTGGGGCCCGCTCACGCAGGACGGCCGGCCCTGCCCGCGCCACAAGGGCCGCGAGTTCCGCACCTTTGTCAACGCCCTGCAGCGCCTGGGCTACGCCGTGCAGTGGCGCGAGCTGCGCGCCTGCGACTACGGCGCCCCCACCAGCCGCAAGCGCCTGTTTCTGGTGGCCCGGCGCGATGGCCAGCCCATCGTCTGGCCCACCCCCACGCACGGCCCTGTCCGGCCCCAGCCCTGGCGCACCGCTGCGCAGTGCATTGATTGGAGCCTGCCCTGCCCCAGCATCTTCAACCGCCCGCGCCCGCTGGCCGACGCCACCCTGCGCCGCGTGGCCGAAGGCCTGCGGCGTTTCGTCATCGAGGCCGCTGAGCCCTTCATCGTCCGCATCGGCCACACCGGCCACGGCGACGCCGGCAAGGTGCGCAGCGTGCATGAGCCGCTGAGCACCATCACCAGCAAGGCCGAGCATTGCCTGGTGTCGCCCACACTGGTGCAGACTGGCTACGGCGAGCGCGAAGGCCAGGCGCCTCGAGTGCCGGGCCTGGACAAACCCCTGGGCACCATCGTGGCGGGCGGCACCAAGCACGCCCTGGTGGCCGCCTTCCTGGCCAAGCACTACACCGGCGTGGTGGGCAGTGACCTGCGCATGCCGATCGGCACCGTCACCAGCGTGGACCATCACAGCCTGGTGGCCGCGTTTCTGGTGAAGTTCTACGGCAGCGGCGGCCAGTGGGCCGGCCTGGACGAACCCATGCACACCCTGCCCACCAAAGACCGCATGGGCCTGGTGACCGTGGCCGGCGAGCAGTACCGCATCGTGGACATCGGGCTGCGCATGCTGCAGCCCCGCGAGCTGGCGCGCGCCCAGGGCTTCGCCGAGAGCTACCTGCTCGACGCCCCACACCTGGGCCGCCCCCTGCCCAAGCACGCCCAGGTGCGAATGATCGGCAACAGCGTCTGCCCACCCATGGCCGAGGCGCTGGTGCGGGCGAACTTTGTGGAGTTGATGGAGAGGAGAGAGGCGGCATGACCGAAACCCTGACCTGGATTCCCGTGGCCACCAAGCCCGACGCCGATATCACCGTGCTGTGCTGGTTTGAATCGAAAGAGTGGTACAGCGGCTGGTGGGACGACGCCGCCGGCTGCTGGTTTGACGCTGCATCTGGCGCGGTGGTCGAAGGCGTGACGCACTGGGCACACGTGCAGGGGCCGCAATGAGCACTCAACTCACCCTCACCCTAGTCCCCCGCCGCGAGCCCTCACGCCAGCGGCCGGTGCTGGAGCGCCTGCACCAGGTGCTGCGCCGCCGCGGCATCAACCCCGAATGGCGCTGGACGAGCCACACCAAGGGCTGGATCTTGCCCACGCCCTGCCTGGACGTAGGCGACCGCCTGCGCATCGGCCCCCGCCCCGAGCGGCCCGGCATCCCCGCCACCGGCGCCTGGGACACCCTGTGCGCCTGGCACATCAACGCCGCCCAGCACTGCCCCGAAGAGAACTACGGCTACAGCCACCGCCAGTTCGTCAAGCGCCAGGGCGTGACGCGGTTTGAACTACCTGAAGACGACGAAGGAGCTTTGAAGTGAGAGAGAACCCACTGGATGACGGCAGCGGCCTGGAGCTTTTCGGCCGCCTGCTGGTGGTGCTGGCCATCGTCGGCCTGGTCGCCATGCTGGCGCTTGCAATTTGGGGGATCTGGGCATGGATCAAGTGACCCTACCCCGCGCCACGGTGGAGCAGGTGCTGGGGGCGTTGGAAGGAGGAGCTGATTCGTGGCGTTTGATCGGGCCTGCAATCGACGCCCTCCGCGCCGCGCTGGAGCAGCCCAACGTGGAGCAGCCGAAGCCCCCGCCCGAAGCTCAGACCGAGGCCGAGCGCTTGGCCTACTGCGCCGGATGGTGGGCGGCGATGGAGCAGAAGCGGGAGCAGCCGGCGCAGGAACCGGTGGCGTGGCGCACGTTTGACGGCGAGGGCGGATACGACTACCGCACCTATGACGACAACGAGAACTACCGTAATGAATGGGACAAGCGCAACCCAAACCATAAAGGCTGGGTGGAACCGCTCTACACCCACCACGACCACCCAGCCCGAGCCTAAGTGATGACCCAAAACCTCACCCACATCGAGCACCAGATCGCCGAGCTGCAGCGCCAGGCCGAGGCGCTGCGCACCACCACGGACGACCCGCGGCTGCCCGCCGCCTGGCGCAAGCTGGTCAAGGGCCAGGGCTGGTACCGGTACCTGCAGCTTCCGCCCGCGCAGCACGAGCTCGCCCTCATCGACGGCTGGGAGCCCCTGCACCTGCGCCAGCACCGCATGGCCGACCACCAAGCCCGCGCCCTGGCCCGCGCCCACAGCGGCCTGGCGCTGGTGCGGGCCACTGAGCAGCACCACGGGATTCACTGACATGCTGCTTACCGCAAGCGACGTGGGCCGACAGTTGGGCATCAGCCGACGGGCCGTGTACGACCTGGCGTATTCTGGGAGGCTGATCTGCTACCGATTGGGCGCGAACGACGGCGCCATGCGGTTTGCCCCTGCTGACGTGGAAAGCTACCTCGCATCATGTCGATCTACTGGTCAAAAGCTGACAAGCGCTGGCGCTTTGAGTTCGACCGCTACATTGCGGGCCGCCGACACCGACTTACTCGACTGCTTCCGCAAGGCTGGAGTCAAGCCCAGGCTGACACGTTCGACCGAGCCGAAACCGCGCGCCTGTACGGCCTTGCATCTGGCATCGCCCGCGACGAACCCCTGATCGACCAGGCCGTCAAGCACTACCTCACCGACAAGACCGCGCTCAAGAGCTACAAGAGCGCCGCCGAGCACCTGGGCGCCATCGCCTGGGCCTGGCAGGGCCGCCTGATGAGCGATCTGCCCACAGTGGCCCAAGAGGTCATCCAGGCCGCAGACGCCGGCCCGGCCACCATCAAGAACCGGCTGGCCTTGCTCAAGGCCGCCTGCCGCTGGGCGTGGAAGCGCCACGGCCTCACCGACACCGACCCCACCGCCCGCATGCTGATGCCGGCCGTGCGCAACGCCCGCAAGGTGTACCTCACACGCGAGGGCATGCTCAAGGCCTGCCGCGCCTGCGGCAGTTGGCAGGCGCAGATCGCCATCCGCATGTGCTTCTACACCGGCATGCGCCTGGGCGAACTGTGGCACGTGACGGCGCAGGACAACCTGCTGGTGCTGACCGACAGCAAGAACGGCCAGCCGCGCATCATCCCCGCGCACCCGCGCATCCGCCACCTGCTCAAGCACCTACCCCTGACGGGCCACAAACGCGGCGTCCAGGCCGCCTGGAGCCGCGCCGCGGCCAAGGTAGGGCTGGGGGACGTGCGCTTTCACGACTTGCGCCACAGCGCGGCCAGCGAAATGGCCAATGCAGGCGTGCCGCTGTTCACCGTGGGCCAGGTTCTGGGCCACAAAAGCCCGGTCAGCACCCAGCGCTACGCGCACCTGTATGCCGACACCCTGGCGGCCGCTGTGGGCCAAATTGGCCGCAAGCGGGCCTGACTTGGGAGGATTTCCCCACAGTCTGGCGGAAAGGGAGGGATTCGAACCCTCGGTACTGGAGAACCAGTACGCCGGATTTCGAATCCTATGCGCCACCCGCGCTACGAGGTAAGCGCCTTGGGGAAATAGGCGCAAAACAGGCGTTTGAAGGGGGTAGTTGGGCAGAAATCCCCACAGTCCAGGCTCATGCGGTGAGCCACCACCGCAGCCCTACCCCTTGGCAAGAATCGCCGTCTTCGCCGCTGACCCTGCCGAGCTGCCGAAGTAGTAGGCCACCACGCTGGCCCAGGCGCCGCCCAGGGCGCCGAGCATGACCAGGAGGGCGTCGCCGCCTTCTGCGGGTTTGCCTTGGGCCAGCAGCCAGCCCAGCACGCCGAAGAAGCCGGCGGTGATGCCGAAGGCGAGCAGGCGCGGGGTCCAGACGTCGCCGCTTTTGGCTTCGCGGTCGCGGGCGTTGGCGCGGTCGGCCTGGTGGAGTTTGTCCACGTCCACGTCCAGCTCGCGCATGCGGGTGGCGAAGGCCTGGTCTGCGGTGCGGATCTTCTCCAGCACGTCCACGCCGCCGGCCTGCACGGCCTGGGCCACTTCGTCAGGCGTGGCGTCGGGGCGGCCCAGCAGTTCGCGGCTGAGCACGCCCACTGCCGCACCGGCCAGCGGGCCGCCCAGCGCGGTGGCCAGGCCGGGGGCGACGGCGCCCACTACCTTTTTCCAGTCGAAGTCAGCCATGGGTCAGGCCTCCATCAGGTCTGCAATGCGGCGGGCCCAGCCTCGGCTGAAGGCGGGCCAGTTGGTCAGGCCGGTCATGAAGCGCAGGCGCTGGGCGAGGATGGCGTTGTTGAGTCGCACCGGGTCCTGCGCGTAGGCGGCGGCCAGGGTCCGGGGGCCGATGACGCCATCGGCCGTGACGCCCAGCGCCCGCTGCAGCCACAGGGCCGATTGCGCGGGGCCGCTGTTGACGGCGCCGTCGAACACGATGTAGCGCACGCCGGGCGGCAGATCATCAGCGCGCACGGGGCGCCAGTAGCTGTCCAGGTAGATGCGCTTGGCCAGATCCACCGGCAGGGCGCGCATGTCGCCCGTGTAGCCGGCTTGGCGGGCGACGGCTTCGGTGATGCCGAAGCGGGTTTTGCCGCCGGGGTCTGCCGCGTGGTCAGAGAAGTCGCCCTCGTGGCCGAGCAGCAGGGCGAAGGCGGTGTCGAAGTTCATGCGGTGGCCTGCGCGTCAGATGTGGTCGCCGCTGGGGTCCAGCGGGTCGAGCAGGGGCTCGAAGAAGCGCACCACGGACAGGCGCCAGCCTGTGCTGCTGCGGTTGTGGCGCTTCATGCGGGCGGTGACGGTGGTTTCGCGCGGGAGTTCGAGGAACACGATGGTCATGACGAAGACGTTGCAGAGCACGTCGAGCGTGTAGCCGAGCAGCAAGGTCGGGTAGCCGAAGGCGTAACCCAGGGGGGTGAGCTTGCCCATGTCACGCACGCGCTTGATGTTCATCACGGCGGCGTAGAAGACGTACAGGGCGTAGGTGACGCCCAGGGCGGCGGCGAGGTAGAGCAGCAGGCTGGTCATGCCGGCCACCTCGCCTTGATCTCGGCGATCTTGTCCAGCCACTGCTGCTGCGTGGCTTCGCCGCGCTGCCACATGAAATAGATGGGGTCGGATTCGGCGGCGTAGGCGGCGCGGCGCAGGGCGCTGTGGTCAGGGGCGGGTGGGGGGTCGGCGGGTTGGGGGGTGTTGCCTGCGTCGAGCCAGAGTTGGTAGGCCTGCCAGTCGGTGTTGGCGGGGTCGGCGGGGATGTGGGCGCCGTCTGCGAGGCGGAGGATGGCGGTGGTGGGCGTGAGTTGATACATGGTTGTCATCCTCAGAGTTCGATGGCAGAAGTCCATCCGCTGATAGACGGAATGGCGGTCGTGGTGCCCCCTGCGTTTGCGTCCAACCTAAACTGTTCAACTGTCGCCTGACCCACTGTTGGCGCAGCGGTTCCGCCGTCAGCAGTAGCCCCCGACAGCGTTACTGTGGGTGACGCTCTTTTTGTCACACGGTAGTAGACATGCGTCCGGCGCACCCCATCGGATTCCCGCGCTTTCACTGTTACAACAGCATCGCCTGTTTCGTAATATCTTTGCGCCAAAGCCAACTCCGCCCCAAACGGCCGATGCTCGAACGGCGTGGCAACCGAGCCAACTTCCAACTGCACGCCTGTGATGGCGAAGATGTTGGTGTTGCTGTCGAGGCAGTTGACTTGGGAGGAGGTGGCTGTAAAAGCCCCGGTCTGCCATGATCCGGCTGTGGTTTGAAACGTGGAGCCCGCAGCAAGCGACCACGAAACAGTCAATCCCACACCGTTTGTCCAGTTCCACGTTCCCGCAGTAATCAGACCGCCAGCGACGGTGACAGTCTTGAACTCCCAAGCATTTGCTGCGTTGACGGTGTACTCAACAACATATGAGCGATCTACGTTGTTGAGGAATGCTGCGCAGTGGACGCCGGTCTTGCTCGATCGTACCCAGAATGACAGAGTAAATGTGCGCCCAATAAGGTCGCGCACATTGAAGCCTTCAATGTACTGAACAACCCGAGCAAGGTCTCCAGCAGCGATGCTGGTGTCGGCAGTTGTGACAGCAATGCGCAGACTGTTCTGGAACTCATTACTGCTTGGAGCATCAGCCTGCTGAGTAATGGTTACAACACCAGCGGAAGTGTTAGACCAAGCAAAACGGTCAAGGGTGTACGCGCCAGACGCAACCGCCGCAAAACTCGTCCCTCGCTGCGCGATCTCCATCTTGCCGTTGATGATCTTGTTGCGCGACCCAGGGGGCAACAGTTCCAGGCGGTTTAGATACTGCTCCAAATACGCCAGCAGCCCCGCATATTTCGCCGGGTAATCTGTGGCGCCGAGGGTGACGGAATAGGGCGTGACGATATCGGCCATCGGGTTACACCTCGATCATTTCGAATTTCTGAGCCCACCGGTTGGGCACCGGCAGGGTGTTGGGCGCGGCCTGGCTGAACTTGACCAGCATGCTGTGGTCACGCTCCAGCTCGGCGCCGGCCAGGGGGTAGATGCTGATGAACAGCTCGCGGTGCAGGCCGCTGCTGCGGGCCAGGTCCAGCCAGAGGGCGCGCTCGGATACGTCCAGCAGGCCCAGGTCAAACGACAGACGCCGGAAGCTGGCTCGGCGGTCTGTGCGGACGCTGCCGCCCAGGGTGCGCCGCTGCTCGCTGTTGGTGTCCCACGTCAGCGCCAGGCCGTATTCGGCGTTGTAGAAGGGCGTGAGGTAGCGGCCGATGATGAGGCGGCTGGCCTGCAGGTAGCCGGCGGGGTTGAGGGTGTCCACCAGCTCCAGCTTGAAGCTCAGGGCGAAGACCTCTGAGAACCAGAGCACGTAGAACGGCTGCTGCCAGTCTGCGAAGACGCCAGAGCCCCAGGGTTCCACGCCCCACTGGAAAGAGCCCCAGCCCGTCACCGTCAGCGGCGTGAGGGTGGTTGAGTCATACACCACGGTGCCGGTCTGGTTCACGCCGTTGTAGAGGCGCAGGCGCCAGGTGGCGGTGCCGGTGAGGTTGTGGCCGTACAGCACCAGGGCGCTGCACAGGGTGCTGCCGCTGAAGTTGCCGTTGATGGTTTTGGTGCCGGTGGCGTTGCTGGTGCGGGCCACGCGGGCGCGGCCTTCCACCTGCAGGTTGGTGACGGGCAGCGTTGCGGCAAAGTCTGCGCTGGTGAGCGTGGCCGCGTCCACGGCGTTCGATGAAATGACGCGCAGGTTGGGCATCAGACGAAGACCTCAAGTTCAATGCGCCCGCCAGTGAGGCTTTCGCGCAGGCCCACCACGCGGGCGAGGGTGCCGTTGTTCAAGCCGAAGCGCCCGAGGTTCAGGGCCACCACGTCACCCAGCTTGATCTGCTGCGCGGCGGTGAAGCCGGCCAGGCGGTACACGTAGCGCAGCGTGCTGTAGAGGGCGGCCTGGCGCGTGGCCTCGGTGTTGGCGGCGGTGGCGTCCAGCAGGGCGGTGGGCTGCAGGTCTTCGTCAATGGCCAGCAGATGGCCCGTCACGCTGTTGGTGGCCTTGGCCACGAGGTACGGCGTCTGCAGGCGCTCGCGCTGGGCTTCGGTGAGGGTGGTGGCGCCGCTCGTGCTGGTGTTCCAGAAGCGGGCGTAACCCAGGCGCACGCTTTTGGCGGGCAGGATGCGGCGCACGAGCTGCACGCTGTTCTCTTCCACGTCATCCGCGTCCAGCGTCAGCACGGCCGGCGCCGCGGGGGCCTTGAACTGGCCCACGGTGAGCTTGCCGGCACGGTCGAAGGCGTAGAAGCCGCCCAGGCCGGTGAGCAGCGTGTCCAGCGCCTGCAGCACGGTGGTGGTGTCGTTGTCCACGTACAGGCCCACGGTGGCGCCGATGGCGGTGTTCATGGCCGACACACTGGCGGTGTCGATGTCGCCGCTGGTGAGCGTGGTGCGCTCGAGCACCAGGCGCTGCATCACATCGGCCGCGGTGCTGACGTAGGTGCCGCCCGTCTTGCTGCCGCGCACATCGGCGGTGATGGTGCCGGTGAGCGCGCCCGTGAGCGTGATGGTGCCGTTGGCCAGGTCTGCCGTGTAGCCGCCGGTGGCGCTGCCGTTGACGTATACCGCGTCAATGGCGTGGATCTGGCCATCGTGCACGGCGTAGCGGCGGGCGGCGGCGTCAATCAGCATGGGGGCGACGTTCTTGCACTCGCCGTAGCACACGGGGCGGCGGCGGTCTTTGTTGGTGTCTGTGCCGCCGATGAGCGTGGTGCAGGCCGGCACGGTCAG